GCAGGATCAACAGGGGAAAGAGACGTTGAAGTAGTTTTAGTTCTTGGGTCTTTTACTTGTGTTCCATAAAAATAATTTCCTTCTTCATCAACCCAAGTATCTGATCCTCCAAACTGAGCAGGAGTTCCTTTTGTAGCATCAGGTAAAAAGTCTTTTAAGTTTTTAGCTGTGACAACTCCTGATTGTACTAACTGAGCAAGCTGAGGTTTGTCAGGATATTTTTCCTGTACATAAGTAGATAAAGAAACCCTATCAGCCATTTCCTGATCCTCAAGCTCTTGTTTTTGAGCCATAGCAGATTCTTGAGCTTTNATTCTGTCAGCCATTTGTGCCGCACGTAAAGGATCAAAGCGAGACACAACACCAACTAACTTCTTCATATCCTNCATGTTGTTTAAATCTAAACCTGACAACTCTGCTTGTAGTGCTTCTTCNGGTGTCGGAGGTATTTCAAANCCTCCTAGTTTACCAAAAAGTTTAGCAACNCCTCTACCACCAGAGGCTATAGTTTCTACACCTTCTCTGCTTTGTTGAGCTATGCGAGTTCTAGGGTTTGAAGATACAGGTTGAATTGATTGTGTAGGAGTTCCTGTTAATAAACCTACTAAATCTTGATATGCCATTATATTGTCCTATTAATATAAATTGTTTTTATTTATTAAAAACCACCACCGCCGCCAAAAGATCCACCTTTTCCTGCGGTTCCACCACCGCTAGCTCCCATAGTAAGTGCTGTTTCTAACGTACCTAATAAGTTATTCCAGAAACCGCTTCTTGCTTTATCTTTATCACCTTGAAGACCTATAATATCTAAACCACTTGCTCCATAACCCGATTGCTCATCAAACAAAGTTTGTAACATTGATTCAACATTTAAGGCCGCACCTGTTTCTCTACCGCTTTGTGCTAAGGATGCTGTAGGAGTAGCAGTTTTATACAACTCACTTAGTTGTTGCTGTGGCACATAACCTAGACCCATAAGACCGCTAGCTAAACCATAAGCTTGCTGTCTGTCTGCTTGAGACTGTCCATAAGCATTATAGAAAGCTTCGTTACGTGCTTGTTCTTGAGCTAAAGCTTGTGCAAACTGCTCTGGACTACCACCGTATTGAGAAGTCATTAAGCCTAATCTACCTTGACCCAATAGTCTATTTTCTAAAGCTAGGTTTTGACGTTCTTCCTCAGGCCGTTGTATAGCTCTTATTTGCTCATATAAAGCCTGTTGTCTTTCAAGAGGATCACCGCCTAGCTCATCTAGGAAACTGCCTGACATACCAAACAAACGATCCTGCATGGCCTGTTGTTCTGGAGACAAGTTCATGTCGAACCCACCTTCAGCAGTACCTTGTACTCCGCCTAAGCTAGATGTGACACTAAAGGGTACAAACTGTGACTGCTCGTATCCTTGCTCACCTACGGCAGTACCTCGCTCTAGCATGTCACCTCTAAAATCTTCCATGCGCTTAATGCGTCTCTTTGCACTTTTATATTCTTGACCTGATGATAACAAGTCCGATAAAAAACCCATTAGTAACTCCCTCCGCTAATTGTTCCTGCTAAAGTACCCGCAATATTAGCGGCTGATAGTGTAGGGACTGTAACTGTCCCTGTGAATGTTGGCCCTGCTAGGTTTGCTTTAGTTGCAACAGCCGTAGCAATGTCATTGAACTCAGTGTTTATTTCCGAACCCTTNACAATNTTAGCCGCATTACCAGAGGGTAACGAATCCTTAGCCGCAAAGTCCGTGGTTTTTGTATAATTACTCATTAAATAAGTCTCCCTAGTAATACGTTAATGTCAATTTTTTGTATGGAAAATTCTGATCCGCTAATGGTTGATTCTAAACCTACAGTAACTGTTGTTCCATGTCCTGAACCCTGTACGTTAGGTACTTGTATTTCAGTTCCTGCTGAGTATTCAGAAGTAGAAACATTATACTCACTTACACCATAAAAGGCTGTGTTTGCATTAGTTCTTGTGGATGTAAAAGTTTGCTTATAGTAAGAATCTGAATAATCATACCCCCAATTAAGAACGGACTGTGCCGCGGCATCCCCAATAATTGTCATTTTAAACTTTTTAAGGAATTTAATATTAGATGAATTTCCAAAATCTAATGGGTTGCTAAAGTAAGATAGTTGATAGGAAGATGTTTCATAGTCCCAAGTATCAGGTATTCCATCACTACCTGTGTCTATATAAACACCACTTCTATCAGTAAAACCTTTGTACTCATAAATACCCCCCTGTCTTCCCATGTATATCTTACCGTCCTGTGTTCTTGTGTAACACAAAGCAATGGGAGTTGACCACGTTGTAACCCTGTGTGATCCGTCAGGTAACGCTTGTCTCATGTCAAAACAATACGTTATATTATTATTAGGTAAAGTTAAAAGATAAAAAGCTTCCTCTGGGCTGTACATAGATTTAACGGAAGCTAGTGTAGAGTTTACTATTCTTTCCTCACTAACATAGCGTACTAAGTCATTCCTGACGTTTCTGCTTATGTCACGCATAGGCATAGACTTTTCCTGTATAACTCTACCAAAGCTACGTACACCTGAATCCGATAGGAATACAATGTCAGTACCTGTGTGTTGTACGGAGTCTCTAGCAACGCAACCTACGCCCTCTACAGTGTCATGTAGTTTAAAGACATTAGATGTAACAACATCGTTTGCACCAGAATACACAACAATAGATACTTTACCAAAAACAATAAGAAAACCGTTGTGTGCCGCAAGCGCTACAATTTCATCGTGACCTGTAGGCCATACAGTTGTTAAATCAATAGAGCCTGTTGCTCCTCCTGTCCAAGCATGTCCGTTTAAAGTATCTGACCAATAAATAGTATGTTTATTGTTTAATACATCAGCTACCCATAAACGACCATAAGCCGCTAGTACTTCGTTCCCGTAAGGAGATGTTCCTGTAGAATGACTATGACTAGACATAGCTTCTAAAACACCAGAGCCGCTCTCATCAGTATAAACTAAAGGTTCATGCCCTCTTTGATAAAAATAAACATGATCGTTAAAGTTGACAACCTTCCAGTTATTAGCACTTATAGTATAACCTGAAGGAGTTATGTCAGTTAAAGTTGATGTACCACTAAATATCTTATTGTTACCCGCAGAGAAAACAACTTTATCACCACTTTTATCTAAGGACTCAAATATTGTTTCTACTTTTACAGTGCTTGTGCTTACTGCTGAAGCTCCTGCGGTATTTGTAGCTGTAGACAACAACACTGAGCCTTTCCTAGCCCCTACGCGCCCTAACTTGTCAATAACACAATTAGTTGCAACAGACGCATAACTAGGATCAAGACCCACAGGAGAGTCCTGCGTATTAATACCGCCAAACGCAGGTGCATTAATTGTTACGTTCTGTAATTGTTGAGCCACTATACTGGTCTCCAAATAGTTTCTTCTTCCTGTCTTGCAACATCAAGAGCAATCATGTCACCCAATGTTTGATCTGCAATAGCAAACAGTTCCGCTGAGGATGTACCACCAGTTTCCCCTCGCTCCCTAGAAGCCAATGCTACTGCATAATGTATTACAGGATTGGAAGGAACATACAAGGTAGTACTGTCAGCAACCATAGGTGCTTTCTTATCCACAGCATTAACACGTATGACATACTCTTTGTCAGGTATAGGATATAGGTCAATTAAAGCTTCCCCTGTCTCACTAAAACCATTCCAAGAGTAGTACACAGGTGAGCTATTAGGCACACCACTGTTTAAGTAAGCATTATTCATCCAGTGGGATGACACAGGTCTCATAAAGTAGTTGGATGTATCGTTAATAACATCCAATGTTTTAAGGCTGACATCCGAATCAGTTAGCTGATAACTAAATGTATTAGCTACTGTGTTAATAGTAAATGTTGTACGTAGTGAAGACCAATCCCAAGAGTCCTCTACAATCCTTTTAGCATCGTTTACAAACTCTCCTATTAACTTAGAATAGCTGTTATCCGATACAGACGTAATTGTATCGTCTTCCCTTAGTCGCCTTAGTACACTTTGTACAAGTTGTAAATAAGTCATAAGAGTATGTATCCTTGCTTTGTGAATTTCATTAGTTGTTCCTTTGAACGCCCTTTGTTTTTTCTACTGTTCTCATTGCGCCCAGTCCTAACATACCAAGAAGTACAGGCATCATTGTTGACAAATCAATTAAAGGAACAACGATTGTAGACTTGGATAAAGCAAGCGCAAAGTTTGCCAACGGGATAAGAAGAAAGTTACTTGCCATGCCAAGGCAACAAGTCCACCCAACAGCAGGTCTCCAACCAGAGACAAAAAGCGACTTATGTCCTGCGCTAATCTTGTTAATTTCAATTTGCCCTTTAGCAAGCTCTTGTGCGTGTTTTTCTGCCATTGTTGTAATTTCATGCACAAGCGCATTCTTTTTATCTTTGTCCTCTATAAATTTATCCAATAAACCTGAGACAGGGCCAATTAATGAAGTAATAATGGACATTATCCAGTCCTTTCCCACATGTATACAACTATGGACGGTTGTATTACAGATACTGTAGTTGTAGAGGAAGTAACCGCCGCTGGAGAAGTAGCGTGAGCCATGTCATCTCTGTCCGAACTATCACCAGTTCCGTCACCTACAATTAAAGCTCCACTAGTAGTTGGGTTTATTAGAGCACCTCCTGAGCTTCCTGTTAAACCATAACCAGTAGTAGGAATTACAGTGTCTACCGCAACGCCGACAGTTTTAGAACCTTGTAGTTCTCTTGGCGCATCAAAGTCAGTGTCAGTAGCGTCTAAGCTTACAAGCGCTCTACCTGCCCCAAAGACAGCCCACTCACCTCCAAATAAATTAGCAGGGGACGTAGCAACAACGGAAATATAAACAGCACCTACAGGATAAGCTTGCAATGCCCCTGCAATCTCAACTACAGCATTAGAACTGTTTTTTGAGTATAGTTTTTTATCAGCAGTATTAACTGCTAACTCAGCGCCACTTGAAGTTTGTGTAAGATTTCCTGCGGTAGGTACTGCGTCCGCTGTAGAACTTACTTTAGTTAATAGAGTAGTCATAATTATTTCTTACCTAATAGTTGTTTAACAGTGTCACTTTCATATATGCGTAAACCCAACCAAACAATAGTAAACAAAGAAGCAATAGGTGGTAACCATGCGCCTATAGTTAATATTGCAGTGGATGCCGCGGCTACATCAATTACTTCTTTTGTTTCCTCAATCATTATCATTATTCCTTTAATTTATCCATAGCAATGAACTAAAACCAACACTAAAAAACACAATAGTGAAGATTAAAGCCTTCCATTCTTCTTTATCTTTGTAGTCAAAATTACTCATTCAAAAATTACCGTCTCTTCTGGGTCTACCCATTTCGTAACACAATACGCAGTAACAGGTAGGTATTCGTTAAACCTTATTTGCTTTGCTATCAACTCACTAAAGTAAATGCATCTGTTTAGATCACGAAAGAAAGCATATTCTTCAGCAGACTCCACGTAGTTATTACTAATCGTCTGAATCATTAGAACAAAAACAAGGGTCTTCACTTTATAACTCGTGTTGAATTGTCCACCCAAGTCACCTTACAGATACAGTCAACAGTTTCATACTTTCGTTGTGGTCTAGCCAACTCCTGACACATATAGACACAGGCGTGTTTGTTAACGTAATATCTGGTCTTGCTCTCATCAATTTCACCATTGATAAAGAAGATCAA